ATCGTGAAGCTGATCTCTGCAGAGCCAGAGCGCGACCAATCGCCTTGCAGGTGAAGGCCATAGGCTTCGCCCTCTTTTACCATCCTGTGAGCGTTCACAGTGATTTTTCCAGTCTGCGACCAGAAGGTGATGGACTGAAATCCATTCTCGGCATTCCCTGGCTTGTAGCTCTCATCGTACATGCGTAAACCTGACTCGGTCACGATGAGGTTCGCCCACGAGCGAGGATTGCAGATCAACTCGATATCGCCATCGAGGCCACCACGAGCAACAGTCTGAGCCACGGCGCCTTGGATTCCAGTCAGCTGACCAGAGATGCCAGGGGTTCCGTTCAGGCTCAGCTTTTGTTGGTTGTTGTTGACTGCATTGCCTTTCCAAAGGCTATACGAAGAAGTTGAGATGCCGAACAGCGTGCCGGTGTTGGTCAAGATCGAATTGATCCCGATCATTTCGGAAGCTGTGGCTTGTCCCTTGAAACAGATTCTGTGGGAGGTTGTGCTGGATGCTGCAGTCGGCACAAAATCGACTTGGATTGCACCTTGGAGCGGATCGACAGCTAGCAGTTTACCTTCCTTGAGAACCACAGCACTGCTGTCTATCTCTTGGACGATTGCGCCTTCTGTTCCGACCCAGATTCCTGCGGCGAATGAGCCTTGGCCGAATAGAATCCAGTTGGTAGTGGCATTGATGCCGTTGGTCAAGACTGTACTCGTGCCGTTCAGAACGAGCGTGCCTGTTCCAGTCGAGAAGGAAACGCCACGGTAGGTTCCTGTAAAGTAGGACACGTATCCTAGAAGCGCAGTGGCTTGTCCGTAGAGGCGAAGGATCTCTAGCAGCTTGCCGTGAGATTTGATGTTGTTTTTTACGACGTGCTTAGTGCCGTCATAGAAGGCTTTGTCTCCGCCGCCTGCAGATCGGGAAATCACGCCCCAAGGCACGATCGAGGCAAGTACTGTGGAATAAGGAGTGACAGTGGCTTGCTGCACAGAGCCTGCGCTGGCAGGGTTCAACTCGAATGCAGTCATGGAAGAACCGCCAAGGGTCCAGCCTACTTCGTTGGTGAGGATCACTGCTTCGATGAAGCTCTCACCGACTTTTTGCTTTTCGCTGAAAGGAATCTTTTTCTGGAGAAAATAATCCTCTGGCAAAAGATCGTGGATATTGCCGTAGACTTTTTTGAACAGGTTTACTACATCCGGTGTGCTTACTGCTGACATATTTTAGACCCTTTCTTTTTTAGAAAATTATTTAGAAATGTAATACAAGCGAACATTGATGATACCTGCAGTCAGTGCATCGAAGTCAGGGGTATTGCCAAAGTCGATCTTGAAACCGAAGTTTCCGAGAGCAGAAATACCGCAAGCTGTTTCAAGGGTTGATGCAGTCATGCCTGTTGCGCCTAATGCAGAACGAAACACAGATGTGGCAAGGCCACTGCCAGAGTAGCAAACTGCGTCCATTCTAAGGAGCTGAAACCCCTGTGCGTAGGTACTTGGGGCACCAGACATGCGAACGATTCCGCCGAAGGTATCTGCGCCCATCGCAGTCGCATCGAAAAGGTTAGCAGCAAAGTCACTGGCACTGCCAAGGTAAGCATCAATCTGTGCCTGAGTCGGCGCACTAAAAAAGGTATAAGAGTCTGCACCTTGAATTGTAGATGCGGCAGTAACTGTGGTGCTGATTGAATAGGTGAAATCTAATACTCGTGGTTGGGTCTTGGCGTGCTTTTCGTTCCAGTAAAACAATGATGCTGTCATAGCCTTTTAAACTCCATATTTTGAATCTAATTTTTTGAAATAATCATTCGTGGACATAACAGTCTTTTTCGACGATTGACGACTATCACTATCGACCGTTTGTTTTGTGCTTCGTCCAGCAGGCTGGGTGGGAGCATACAGCTGATCAATTTCGGACTGACGGAGCTGAGACAATTGCTCTTTTGTGAGCACCTTTCGCAGCTGTTCGACCGATAGGCGCTTAATGTTTGCGCTCGACCGAACGTCTTCACGTTCTTGAATCTTCTGCAGCACGTCCCGGTGAGAGGGTGGCGCTTGCCTAATCGCCTTGCCGTCTTTTTCCTGCTCGTCGCAGTATTCAAGGTAGGCTAGCATCTCATCTATAATCAGCTCGGTGGCTTCTGGAATGTCCGCGACGGATAATCCCTCTTTCCTACCAGCTTCGAGAACCTGTTTTATCTCGTCGTCGATGACCTTCATCGCCTGCTGAGACATGAGGGCCTTTTCACTGCCCTGTTGCTTTTCCTGATAGCTCTTCAGCTTGCTTTCAGCTTCGTCGGCGCGCTGCTGTGCTATTCTCGATTTCTTCTCGTGGTCTGGCAACTCATCCCACTGTATCTGTTCCCATACCAATTTGTCAGCAAACTTTTTTGCCTTCTCGAAGCCTATGAGGTCGATTAGCTCGTCAAAGTCCTCAGACTGTGGGTCCTTCAGCTTCTCCAGCCGACTTTTCATGTCCTTCTCGATCTTGCTGGCATCGGCAAACTTTTTCTCTGCTCCGTGCCCCTTCTCCGCCCTTTTGACTAGTTCGTCGTAGTCAACTTCATATTCTTGGCCTGCTGCCTTGTACTTGTGTTTCTGCTTCTTCCACTCAGGGATCTCAGCAGGGACGCCATCGACAGGGTTGCCTTCTGTGCCTGTGCTGCCTGTGTCTGCCGTTGCCGCTGGAGCTGCCTGTACGTCTGCCATAGTGTGCGCCTTTCAAAGGTTTAAAATAGAATCATTAGGGTCACTGACACAGCTGCCGTTGGTGCTGCCGTGAAGGTCGCTTGAACCTCTAGCTTGCCGTCTTGTGCCATCTGCCAGCCGAATGATAGGGGTGCATTGGCGAGCGGAATAATCTTGGTAATCCAAACGTGTTTGGGAGTCTTCTTCGGGTCTGTGAGCTGAATTTTCTGCGTGATTCCATTCTTCAAGTCCAGTGTCCGTATCTCCGAGTCGAGGTTGTCCTCCACTGTCAGTCGGCCCTTCACTCCTGCCACTATCTGATTGGTGAAGTCGGCGAGGTAGTTCACGAAGTCTGCGAGGTCGCCAGCTCCTAACCGTGTAAAAATTTGGATTGCAAGTCCACTGTCGAACACCCTTGTCAGGTTGAATTTCGGCACGTTCTTTCCTTACTATGACCGGAGCGGAAGCCTCGGCGCGAAGTCGTCGCGCTTCCCTCTCTTCCATTATTTGTTGGTTTCTATCATCCATGCCCTATCCTCTTCACTAGTCCCCTTAAGAGCAAAATACAACGCGCGTCTCTCGTTGTTCAGGTTTGTCATTCTGATCTCTGGGGCTCTAAAGAAGAGATGCCATACCATCAAGAAAAACTTTGCCATTCTTAGCTCCTAAAACGTCCGAACGCCTTGAGTGGAATTCCACCTTGTTGTCCAGACTGTGTATCAATATGATCACGCTTAATGCCGGATGATACATCGACTCCCATAAAATCGTCCATAGCAGAATATGGATTCTCGTGGGTCTGCATTCTGATGCCGTACATCATGGCCGCGATGCCGTCCATGTGACCAAGAGCTATATTCCGATCGAAGTCCGTTTTGTTTTTGTTGAGAATAGCCGATTCAGCTGAGACGATAAGGAACACGCAGCGAGGGTGGATCAAAGCCTTTTTGCGAGCGAAGCGCACGTTCAGCGTGTTCAGGGATGCTCGCCAGTCCAGCTTTTCAGGCAGCTGTGCTGCGTATCCGTGGTCTTGTAATAGGTCCACTGTCACGAGCTGTGGAGGGGCATCGACGTATCGTGCGAAAATTCTATGTGTGCCCTCCATTCGCCTGCATTCTGCTACAATGGCACTAGTCGCTGTGTTCGGCTCAAAAACACGTTCGTCCCAGATCAAGTCAAGATCGGAAAGGTAGTCGTAACAATGAAGCATCGCGCAGGTTTTGTCTCTGACCCCCCCCCAGTCTATGGTCACGGACATGAATTTATCCAAAGGCAATTCAAATTTCGCGACGTTATGGCGAACGTCAAAGTCTGGCAGACAGACAACAGTTTTGTCCCTTACGATTTCGCACAAAAATTCGCGCTTATAGTCTGTGGAGTTTATGCCCCCGCTCAGCTCCGCGCACTTGTCTTTCTGCTCCTGGTCCAATGCGATGTTATCGTCTATCGTGAATCGCGCAATTGCACCTTTAAGCTCTGCGTTCGGTATCGTGATAGTAATGAATGGGTGGTTAGGGTATTTCGGCAAAGTTGTCAAATATACTATCTTACCGTCTCGGCTATGCGTAAGCGCGGGGCCAAGGTCCGAACGTACCGAAGTGATGAAATTGTCTTCAGCAACGTCCACTATCTCTTCGACCAAGATTTTGTGGACTGTTTTCCCCCGCTGACTCGATGAGTTTTCATTCATGCCGCCTATCACTATTTCCGTGTAGTCGGACGCCTTGCTATTCAGGTCGTGGTAGACGTGGTAGCGATTGTTCGATTTCATCCGCTTGATAAGGCCAAGGGGCGCTGTGCGCGTCAGCATCCGCATCTTAGGCGCGACGATATCAATTGTCTGCTTCGTGTCAGGTCCCATGATTAGGATGCAACAGTCTCGGTGTTTGATTGCCTCTGAGAGAGCATAAATGACCCCGACCACTGACTTGCCAAACTGCCGAGCGCACAGGACGACGAATTCCACCACGTTCTTAGGGAGGTTCTGCAGCTGATCCCAGATAGGTATTTGCTGTGGCCACAACAGGAATTCAAGATCGCCACGCATCCAGAGTGCCGAGATCATGTCATCGTGATGTATGAAAATGTCATTCGACGGCAGCAGAATTTCGCCCACTCTTCACCATTTCTAGTAAAATTGACGAAGGGACACCCTTCAAAACTTTCTGAACAGAGGGAGCATCGTCGTCTGCGGACTCGAGATCAAACATTTTTGGCCTACCAAGAACATAGTTGACCAAAAACTGTGCGCGAGAAAAGCACCCTTCCTTAATCGCCTTCTGGATAATGCTTCCAACTAATAGTTGTGCCAGAGACGCTGCAGGGTCCTCGCTTGTCTTTTTTAATTCCTCGCGTGTCATAAGCATCGTAGCATTGATAGCCGTGATGACTTCAACCTTGGCCATGTCCTGCAGTTCAATAACCTCATACGGCATCAGCTTAGGTCTGCCTTTGGCATTGCCCGAAGAGCCTTTTTTAAAATATCCCAGCTCTGTCCTCTCTGACACCGCCATCCTGAACCCTTCCTGTATTTTTGCCAGTTCGACATACTTTGATAATGACTTAATATGCAAAAACAAACTAGACATAATCAAGACAAAAAAATGGGGATTTATGAAAATAGAAATGATGGCTATCAAACTTCTCAAGCCTTACGAGAAAAATCCGCGGTTGAATGCTAAGGCAATTCCGCAGGTCATGAAGTCTCTCACGGAGTTCGGCTGGCGTCAGCCCATAGTGGTCGACAAGGACCTGGTCGTCATCGTAGGGCATACCCGCCTAGCAGCTGCCAAGCAAATGAAGCTGAAGCTAGTGCCTGTCCACGTTGCCGATCTCACTGAGGCACAAGTAAAGGCCTACAGGATCACAGACAATCGTTCGCACGATCGCAGCGAATGGGACATGCCGCTGCTTAGCGGGGAGCTGGATGCTATTTTTGACATGGA